AGTCCGTATAACAGCAGTTCTGCTATTACTGGTTTTACAACCCAAGCTCTGTATGTCAATGTGAACACTGGTAGCGGTAATGTCGCTAACACTGCAACCATTGCCGTATATGGCGATGTAGTGAGTTTCTAATATGTCAACTATCTTCGTAACCAATAATTCAGAAAAAACTTTAACCGATGGTTTGGCTGGAGTGTTTTATGATTTCCCTCAAGGAAAGACGGTAGAAATACCAGAAGAGGTGGCCCGTCATATTTTTGGTTATAAAGATGACAAAAAAGAACCTTATTTGGCTAGGCTAGGTTGGATTAAAACTCAAAATGAATTGAGCGAGGGTTTAAAAATTCTTTCTCAATGGAATTTATCCACCGAACCTCCAAGCAAGAACCAATCGTTATCCCCGTTGGTGGAAAGAGTACCCCTACCTCCGAAAAGGGTAGGGGGAAAAGTCCTACAGGCGGTAGCATGATTTATGAAAGGTAATTTGTGGCAACTCTTAACACCTACCTTACGCAAGTACAAAGGTTGCTGCATGATGCCAACAATAACTTTTATACTCAAGCACAGTTAACGGATTACATTAACTCAGCCCGTGAAAGGGTTGTTAGAGACACGGGCGCATTGCGTGAAATCATTGTTACGCAAACCCCTTGCCAAGTTCCACCATCAGCCACAATTGGCAGTGTAACTCCATCCAACCCAGTAGCGTGGGCGGCCTCAACTTATTACGCGCTAAACACTTTTTTATTTAGCAATATTTTTATTTATCAAGTAACGCAAGCGGGAACAACAGATTCCACCGCACCACCTTACCCAGCTAGCAATACCAATAATTACAGCAATTACCCACCGACCACTCAATTTTTAAATGGCTCTTGTGGATTAACTTATGTTGGTAATTGTGAAAATGTTAATTATTCAGCTTTAACTCAGTTAATGGGAAGCACGCCTTTATCGCCTTCTAGCGGTAATACCGTGCTCGATATTATCAATATCAACCTTTACTGGGGTAATACGCGCGTTCCTTTAGATTATTTGACCTGGAGTGATTTCAATGCTCGTTTGCGTTTTTGGCAAAACTACATTGGTCGCCCATTGGCATTTAGTATTTATGGTCAAGGTCAAATTTATCTTGGCCCAGTACCAGATCAGATTTATCAAATTGAACTTGATTGTGTTGTATTGCCATTAGAGCTATCTTTAAATACACCTAATGCCACCGACACAATCAATGATCCTTACAATACTTGCGTACAGTTCTATGCAGCTTATTTAGCCAAATATTATGAACAAAGCTACGGAGAATCGGAGATTTATAAACAGGAGTACACCAAGCACATTAACTCGGTGATTAACACCGTTTATACTCGCCGTGTTCCTAGCGTTTACAGTAGCCCAATGTAATTATGGCAGCTGCCGAACAGAAAAAATCGTATCAAGTTATTAAGCAATTTAAAGGGCTTAATACTAAAGCTAACCGTACTGCCATTGGCGAAGATGAATTTTCTTGGCTTGAAAACGCCCAGCCAATTGGCTCTGGAAACATTAAAATTGTTCCCACCTATGTTTCTGTAAAAGATTCTGGTGGAAATGCAATTGTATTTTCTAATACCACTACTTATTTATCTTCTGTCAATATTGGTGTTAAAGATTACGCCGTATCGTTTTTGTCTGACGGGTCTGCGCAATATTATTGCATTCAAGATGCAACTTTTGGAAATGTAGCACCAGCGGGTACTTTTTCTACTTCTGGGATGAACACAACCCAATGGTACAACGACAGAATGTTGATCCTAGACCCTAATAAGGGTTATTCTAGCTGGGATGGCAATAATGTGATAACCATCGGTTCTGTTGGTGTTATTGGAATAACCAATACAGGCTCTGGATATACTTCCGCGCCCACCGTAATTATTTCCGCGCCCAATCAGACGGGTGGACAACAGGCTAATGCAACTTCAACAATTAGTACAGCCAATACCGTTTCTTCGGTTAACTTAACCAATGCGGGTACGGGATATACCAACGGGGCTAACTTAAGCGTTACTTTTATTGGTGGCGGTGGCGGTACGGGAGCTACTGCAATAGCGGGAATTACCACTTTTTCCACAGGAACGGTATCGGTATCAGTCATTGACGGCGGTGCTGGCTATACCAACGCAGCCAATACCTCAATTACATTCTCTGGTGGTGGTGGTACGGGAGCAGCTGGTCAGGCCATTGTTAGCGGTAATGTTGTCACCAATGTGATCATGACCAATGCGGGTTCTAATTACACCAATTCTGCCAATCTGACAGTAACCATTTCGGGTGGTGGGGCGACCAATAACGCTATTTTGCAAGGATTTGTTTCTACCAACCAAAATGTAGGCATAGCGACCTTCTCAGGACGCGTTTGGATTGCCCAAGGGCGAACTATCTATTACTCTGCTGCGGGGTCGTACAGCGACTTTACAAGCGTTTCAGCGGGTTCTGTCACCCTAACGGACTCAACATTACATGGCAACATACAGCAACTTCTTTCTGCTAATAACTTTTTGTATATTTTTGGCGATGATTCGATCAATGTTTTTTCAGATGTTAGGGTTACTACTAGTGGTACTACTTTATTTACTAATACCAACGTAAGCGCATCGGTAGGTTCAAAACGACCTTACGCTATTTTTCCGTATTTCCGTTCTGTTTTATTTATGAATGACTATGGGGTATACGCCCTGGTCGGATCAACTACCTCTAAACTTTCTGACAGTCTTGACGGAATGTTTTCCAATATCGACTTTGCTAGCCCTGTTTATGGCGGTCAGGTGCTATTGAATAACATTTTGTGCGCGGCTTTTAATTTCCGCTATTACGATGCCGCTTTTACTCAAAGTTACCGCTATATCCAAGCGGTGTTTTTTGAAAAAAAATGGTTCATCACTAGCCAAAATAATAGCCTAGCTTATGTCACCTCGATCCCCGTTGGTGGAAAAATACAAATGTTTGGCGTTGCTGGCACAAACCTTTATGAGCTATATATGGATGCAACTAGCGCAATTACAAGTCGTATTCAAACTGCGTTACTACCATTAACCGATCCAATCCGTACTAAACAGGCTTTAAAGTTTGGTATTGAAGCAACTTTGACTCAAGGTGGCATTTTAAATGTAACGGTAGATTCAGAAAATGGGTCTAGTCCAAGCTATACCTTGGGAAATTATGTTTATTGGACTAATTCTGCGGGAGTTACTATCCCTTGGACAAATGTAAGTTCTACAGTAATATCTTGGTTAGGCGGTACGGGATATACCCTGTACAAATCAGATGCGCAACAATGGGGTAAATATTTAGGGTTAACACAAACATCAAACTCAGCTAGTTTTGTGGTTAACACTTTTGAATTTGAACATGAATTGAGAGTGAGGTTCTAAAATGGCTGGAGTTCCGTTTATATTTGGTAATGCTACAACGAGCATACCGTTAACTAACTTAGATGCCGACTTTAACACCCCGTTAACTATCGGAAATACTAGCGTTGGACTAGGAAATACCGTTACTACTCTTGGTAACTTAACACTAACCAATGTCACGATTGTTAGCGGCACAAGCAATATTGCTGCTTCTGGCAATGTAACTATTGGTAACACTACTATTGGCTTGGGAAATACTGCCACCACAGTTGGTAATTTAACGCTAACCAATACTACCGTTACCAACTACACCGAAACTTATGTCAGTCAGACAGGTAATGTGACCATTAGTTTGACGGGTGGTACTTACCAAAACATCAATGTCAACGCAGCTACCACAATTACTTTGCCAGCTTCTGTAGCGGGTAAGAGCTTTACTGTCCAAACCTATTACACAAGCAATAGCACTGTGGCTTGGGCAGGTGGTACAGCAATTAAGTGGGCTGGAAACACTACTCCAACGGCTACTGCTGCTACTGGAAAAGTGGACATATTTAACTTTTATCAAGACGGTAATGTCACCTATGGTGCGGTTTACGGACAGAATTTCTAATGTTTAGCTCACGCAAAACTGCTGCGCCTTCTACAGGCTATAACTTAACTAAATCTTTAAGGTTTAGAAGTAGTGCTTCTGCTTATTTGAATAGAACAAGTGTAGCAAGCCCAACTAACAATAAAATCTTTACTATTTCAATGTGGGTAAAACGTGGAATTATTACCGATCCATCTGTTTTTGAAACTTTAATAGGCGGTGCTTCTTCCCAACAAGATACTTTTGGTTTTGGAATAACTACAAACAACGCTGGCGATTTAATTGAACTTCGTGATGCAAACGTAGGTAGTTATAATTTAATTACAACTCAAGTATTCCGTGACTCATCAGCTTGGTATCATTTTGTTTTGGCAATTGATACAACTCAAGCAACTTCAACAAATCGTGTAAAACTATACGTTAACGGCTCACAAGTTACATCATTTTCAACTGCCACATATCCAGCGCAAAACTATGTATTTGAATGGAACGCTGGTTCTACTGCTTCTGTAATTGGCAGACGTAGTAGTGGAAACTCATCGTGGTATTTTGACGGTTACCAAACAGAAGTCAATTTCATTGACAGTCAAGCCCTTACCCCATCATCTTTTGGTTCTACAAACGCTACTACTGGCGTATGGCAACCAGCTAAATACACAGGCACTTACGGCACTAATGGCTTTTATTTGCCATTTACCAACACTACAAGCACAACGACATTAGGCTACGACTTTAGCGGCAATAGCAATAACTGGACTACTAATAATTTAAGTCTAACTGCTGGTAGCACTTACGATTCAATGACAGATGTGCCTACATTGACAAGTGCAACTACGGCTAACTATTCGGTTTTAAATCCATTACAAATTAGTGGTGTTCCATCTTTTAATAGTAGTTCTGTAAGTAAAACATTTACTAACGGAAATCTAAACATTGCTTGGGGTACAGGTGGTTATTGTGGTGTTACATCAACTTTTATTGTTCCGTCTAGCGGTAAATGGTATTGGGAATGTACTTTGCAATCAGCAAATATAAGTGCTGGTATATCTCCTAGTTATTCGGAATATCCATCAGGTTCAGAAACCAATATTCGTGTTGATGGTTCAGGAATTTATACTAATGGTTCATCGGCACAATCAGGGCTAGCTGGTTATACAACAGGCGATGTTTTAGGCATGGCTTGGAACGCAGATACAAATAGTATGCAATATTATAAAAATGGTTCAACATACGGAACGGCACAGTCTTATACAAAAACAACTGGTGTTAATTATTTTCCATTCTTTTTAAATTCCACTAGCGTTTCGTCACAAACCGCAAATGTGAACTTCGGCCAACAGCCATTTGTCTACACACCTCCATCTGGCTTCGTAGCCCTTAACACTTACAACATATAAGACTATGAGTACACCAACAATCCCAGCTGGCAATTTGTACATGAACGCTACTACCTATACAGGTACAGGAGCAGTTCAAGATGTTATAAATGGTGTCGCAGGTCAATCTTTTCAGCCTGACTTTACATGGTTTAAAAGCCGTAATGCTGTAAATGAACATATATGGGTAGATTCTGTTAGGGGTGTTAATCAAGATTTATTTAGTTCTACTACAAACGCAGAGGCTACAGTAACTGACAGAGTATTATCATTTAATAGCAATGGTGTTACGGTTGGTGTAGATGCTAGTAGGGGTGTAAATTATGCTGGACAAACACAAGTAGTTTGGCAATGGAAAGCAGGTGGCGCAGCCGTCAGCAACACAGCAGGTTCAATTACCAGCCAAGTAAGCGCAAACACAACAAGCGGATTTAGTGTTGTTACTTATACAGGCACAGGCTCTAACGCTACTGTAGGTCATGGTCTTGGTGTTGCTCCTAGCATGGTAATTGTTAAATCAAGAAGCGATGCAAGCACTTACTGGTGTGTATATCAAAGTGCTATGTGGGCTACATCAGGTGCAAACTATACAATGTTACTTCCTGATACTGGTGCTGCTGCAAGCAGACCAACATTGTTTAATTCAACACAACCTACATCTTCAGTATTTAGTATTGGTACTAATGGCGGTGTAAATAATAGTGGCTCAACTTATGTAGCCTACTGCTGGTCACAAATAGCTGGTTATTCTGCATTTGGTAGCTATACAGGTAATGGTTCTACTGATGGTCCTTTTGTGTATCTTGGGTTTAGACCTAGATTTGTATTGATTAAACGATCTGATAGTACTGGAAATTGGATTTTAGAGGATACATCTCGTTCTACATACAATGTAACTGCTGCTGCTTTATATCCTAACTTATCAAATGCTGAAGATACTGCATATCCAATAGATATTATATCTAATGGATTTAAAATTAGAAGCACAGATTCAAGTGATAATGCAAATGGTGGAACATTTATTTACGCCGCATTTGCCGAAAACCCTTTTAAATATTCTTTAGCGAGGTAATTATGTTTGCAATCGTACAAAACGGAATAATTCAATTACTGATTCCTGCGGGCAGTCAGTTTTCTTGGGATGGTATTGATTACCCTCCTAATTGGGTAAATCTATCTTCCCCAGAAGAAAAAGCTGCTATTGGCATGGTAGATGTGGTTTATGGTCAAAGCGCTAACGATCAGTATTACTGGGTTCAGCAAGATGATCCTGTATATAACGCACAGACCAATCAAGTGGATATTAGTTTTACTAATACTCCAAAAGACTTAACTACTGTAAAAGCCAATGCTCTTAATACAATTAACGATACGGCTTATTCAATCTTGCAACCATCTGATTGGATGGTCGTAAAAGGTATTGAAACTTCAACTCCTGTAAACCCTGATTGGAACGCATGGAGAGCTTCCATTCGTGCAACTGCTGATTCCACTCGCACTGCTATTACTGGTGCATCCGATGTAGATGCCGTACAAACCATTATGAGCAATATTGCATGGGCTAAATCACCAAGCCAAGTAGCAACGGAGGTTCAAAATGGGAATTAACGCTTTCTGCAAAACAGGCAATACCGTTACTTTTACGGCTGGAGTAGCTGCTCCAACGCCTGTTCAGTGTTCATCTACTACTTTGGGTGGTAATCAATATCGCATTATTAACTCTGGTACTACTATTGTGTTTTTGGGTTATGGCGTAGATGCTGCTAATGCCACTACCAACTCAGCCAATGTAACCACTAGCGGTACAGCTTTTCCATTGTTAGCGGGTACAGATGAGATTCTGACCTTTGCTCCCAATGCTTACTTTACTGGAACAAGTACGGCTAATGCAGTCGTTTATATTACCCCTGGCGATGGAGTTTAAAAATGGTTCTCAAGGTCGTATCAAGCGGAACGGGTGGTGGCGGTGGTAGTAACGGTACAGTCACGCAAGTAGGCGGTAACGGTACTGTCAACGGCATTACGCTTACTGGCAATGTCACGACTTCTGGAAATCTTACTCTTGGCGGTACTTTAGGAAGCATACAAAACAATCAGCTTGTTAACAGCAATGTAACTATTAACGGATCAGTTGTTAATTTAGGTCAAACAACGACTGTAACGGCTAACACTACAGGTATCCTAACTTTAGGCACTGGTCTTACTGGCACTAGCTTTAATGGCTCTACCAATGTCACAGCTAATATTGCCAACACTACGGTAACGGCTGGAACTTACGGCAATGCCAGCATTAACGGAATATTTACTGTTGATTCTCAAGGTAGGTTAACTGCTGCATCTAATGTGGCAATCGCTATTGCTAACACAGCTATTACGGGTGGAAACATTACCCTTGGTAACACCACAATTGGTTTGGGTAATACGGCTACAAGCCTTGGAAACCTTACTTTAGCCAATGTGACTATTCCTAGCGGAACAATGAATGTCACCATTATTAACAGCACTTCAAACATTAGTTCTAACGCTACATTTAGCTCTGCAACCATGATGCTGATTCCCGCTAACTACTTAATCATTAACTTAAACGGTGTTAATGTCAAAATTCCTTACTATGCGGTGTAACTAATGGATTTTGATACTCTTTCTATTGTCAAATTTGGAGATAAAGACTCTTTGGGAGAGTTTTTGTTTGTAAACGGCCAGCAACACCAGCTTTTTAGAGATACTTTCTTTGATGCGGGCATTTCTGTACCCGCATACCCAATTACAGACGCTGATACAGACAATTTAGATGACTGGTTACTTGCTCATCAAGTAGAACATCAGTCGTTTGCTGGCTTGTTAGGATTAAATAATCCGTTCAATATGCTTGATGTTGACTTTAATAATGAGTCCGATTTTTACGATTGGATCGCTTCTCATTTGTACATTCACCAACAAATCGCGGCCTCTTTGAACTTATTATGACAAACATATCCACTCCCCCACCAAATCAAATTGCTGCACCGCAACAAACACAGCCAATCAATCAGGATGTAATGGATTTGGTAGCAAACAAAGGACAACCAAAATCGCAACCAGAAATACAACAAACTAAAGATCGTTTGTTAAAAATTATTAAAACATCAGGCGCAGACCCGCAAAAAATTATTTTGGCTGGTAAATACGCAATGGAAGCCTTAAGAAAACCAGAAATGTATCCAATGGCTATTGAAATTGCTGTAAAAAATGGCATTTTGACTCAAGATCAAGTTCCTAAAGGTCCAGGAATAGATTATCAATTATTAGCTAATGGAATTACTGCTGGAAAATTAACGCAAGAATTGTTAAAAGAAGGAAAAATATAATGGGTTCTGCTGCTCCTGTAATTATTGCCGTTGTTGCCGTAGCTGCATCCGTGGTTGCTGGTCCTGAGATGGGCGCAGCCATATTAGGTTATGGAGATGCCATTGAGGCCGTTTCTGCTGGCTATAGCGTGGCTACTTTGTCTGCGGTTGGAGCAGCTGCTTCGGGCGCGGCTGCGGGTGCAATTACAGAAGCTCAGAAATCGGGCGATCCCACAAAGATTTTAGAGGCTGCTGGCGTAGGCGCGGTTGGCGGTGCAGTTGGCTCAGAAGTTGGCGGAGCGGTTGGCGGGGCTACAGAATCATCTGTTGCTGGAGCAACTGCTGGTGGCGCATCAGGCGCATTTACCAAAGCAGAACTATCTGGCTCAAATTTACAAAACGCTACCAAACAAGCCGAAATTGGCGGAGCTACCGCTGGCTTAACTCAAGGAATATTTGGCTCTAGTGATGGAAATACCCCTACAGAATCCGATAAATTAGCAAGAGCTTTAGGCGGTGCATTTATTGGTCAAAATGTATCCAATTTGTTTAATCCCGCTCCAGCTTCTCCAGGCGGCGGTAGCACTCCTGGTCAACCAGCATCAACCATTACTACAACAGGCCAAGCTGGTGCAACTCCAGGAAGCGCGGCTTTAGGACAAGCATTAAATTTAGGTGGTGGTGATATTAGCCCACCAGTAAACATTGGCGGTGGAGAAAAAACTACTCCAAATGTGTGGAATCAAGCATCATTACGAACTAAAGATGAAACAGGGAGTGCTTAATGGCTATTGAAAAATCTCTAAAGATGGATTTGCCAGCATTGGCTGAAATGCTACGGGCTAAAGGGCGTGGCAAAGACACTATGCTTGCCCACATTACCCCTAAAGAAGCCGCCCTTCTTAAAAGACGGGGTGGATCAGGTAGTGTTAATCCTGATACTGGACTTCCTGAGTTTGAAGATTCTGGTTCTTATGACTATAGCGCTCCAGCTCCCGTTTCTCCAACTTATGATGTTGTAAATCAACAAGGTCAATTTACTCCTACACAAGCTGATACTGGTGTGCCTATACAAGTAGGTCCTTCTTATCAGCCTGGTGGTGATGCGTATGCTCCATCTGTAAGTCCTGCTGGAAACGCAGGGTATGACACTTTAACCTCTTCTGGACAAACTGTTGGTCAAACTTTTAGCACTCCATTACAACAAATAGTTCCTACTGGAGCGGTATCTCCAACAATTACTCCTACAAGTCCTGGCGTTGTAAGCCCAGAACAACAAGCAGCTGCACCCGCTAAAACTGATCCAAATGCTCCTAAAGATTTTTCTGAACAGCTTAAGGCCGCTCTTACTCCTGGCAACCTTGCAAAACTAGGTTTAGTAGCGGGATTGGGTGCTTTTGGTTCTGGTCAAGCTCGTAAAGCGGGTGCGCAAAATGTGGCTGCTACTGGTGAACAACAAGCCATTGCCGCGCCATATCAACAACAAGGTCAACAATTGATTGGCCAAGCACAACGCGGTGAATTAAGCCCTCAGTCTCAACAAGCTTATCAAGCTGCACAAGCGCAAATCAATCAAGGTGTCGCCAATCGTGGTGGTGTAGGACAACAACAATCTGCTAATCAATTAGCCAATATTTACAATACTTTGCTTAATAACCAATACACTTATGGCTTGCAAATTGCTCAGATTGGTGACAATATTTCTCTGGGTGCTATTAGAACTGGCTTGCAATTGGATCAAACGCTTAACCAAGCCACTACTAATTTCTATACTCAATTGGCTAGTCTGGCGGCTGGCGGCAGTATTGGCGGTCAAACAGTTACTTTAAGGACTTAAAATGGCTTTAAACGATACTTTGGGTTTGAATATTGGCCAGATAAAAACGCCAGAACAAGCTTTTCAAAAGCAAGCCGAGCTTATTCCCCAAAGATCAGAGGCGGCTGGAGAGACTTTAAAAGCTGAAACCAAAATGCAAAACGAGTTGGTTGGTGCAAAAGCCCAAGCAGCTGAACAAACTTATCAAGGTCTTTCCGAAAAGAAAAAAGAACTTACTCAAAAAGAATTAGACTTTCCTTATCCAGAGTTTCACCCCACTCAAGACAATGTAGCTGATCTAGGTGGTTTATTCAGCATGATCGCTACTATGGGGGTTATGCTAGGAAGCTCAGGAAAGCTCTCAGGGCTCAATGCGATGAACGCAATGGGCGGTATGCTTAAAGGTTGGCAAAGTGGTCGTAAAGACCTTTTTGAAAAAGAAAAAAAAGTTTACGATGAAAACATGGTGCGAATTAAAAATATTCGTGACGACCTTCGTAAAGATTTTGATGATTATTACAAACTTGCACCTTATCAAAAAGAAGCTGCGGCTCTCAAATTAGAAGAAATTATCCGTAAAGCGGGTAGCGATTCCGTTATTGCTGCCAAAGTTAAGCAAATGGACATTGAAGGCGCGGTAGAGATTTTGGGTGGCGTTGAAAAAATGCTGGCTCACAAAGAAGATGTGATGCTTAAAAAACAAGCGCATCAACAAGGTCTAAAACCAGGACAAACGACTCAATCCCATTTCTTAGATACCAAAATGTTGCGCGATGATATGTCCATGTTGCAAGACAAACTCAAAGACCCAGAATTACGTAAAAAATTAGATCAATATCGTGCTCAAAATTGGTTTGGTGAGCAAAGCACGGCAATTGAACAAATTTTGCAACAAAAAATTCCAGCCGATGTTCGTGAATTTGCTACTTTGGTCAAGATTATTCGTAATAAAACTTATCTTGATATGTCTGGTAAAGCCGTTACGGGTAGCGAAGCCTTGAGAAACTTTGGTGCGGTGATTCAGCCATCTGATTCCGCAGCGGGTATGGATACCAAACTTAAAATTGGTATTGAACGTGCTGACAGAAACATAAACTCAATTCAAGAGTATTATCCTGGTTTTTTTGGAACTCCAACTGTTAGAAGCAATGTAACTCAAGCAGCTGGTGGAGATACTGATATGGTTGCCACTCCAGAAGAAGTGAAATACGCAGCTGACACTTACAATATTAGTGAAGATGAAGCTAAAAAGCGTTTAAAAGCTAAAGGTTACAAAATTAAAGGCGAATAATGGCTGATCCAAAACCAAGAGATCTCCTTGCAGAACCATCTGCGCCTAAAACATCTGCTCCCCCAGAAGGCGTAAGAGATTTATTGAGCGATAAACCCGCTATTTTTTATCCCTCATTTGAAAAAGATAAACGTGCGTTAGAGGCTGGTGCTCCAGAACCTTTAACCATGCCAATTAAAGAATTTTCACCAATGGAGGTGGGAGAGTCTGGAATTACTGGCGGCGCAATTAGCGCAGTTGCTCCCAAAGTATTAAAAACTGTTGGCGGCGCTTTAGAAAAAGCTCCTGGCTGGCTTGGCCGAGGGGGAAGAGTATTAGAAGAAACAGGGCGCGTTATGGAAAACGTGCCAGCTGCAAGTCGTGTATTAGGTGGAACAACTCTGGGCGCGGCATCTGATATTGCTGGTCAAGGTTCAGAAATTTACTTAGGATTGCCACCATCTGGTCGTTTTTTAGTGGAATTAGGTGTTGGTACTGTTCCAGGGCTAAGTAAATTTGTTGATAAGTATATTATTTCTAAATTTGCTAGAAGTATTGGTGGCTATGATGCTCGTAACTTTGCTTTGGATGTATCTAAAGCCGTTAGCGAATTAGGAGATCAAGAAAAAAAGACTCTTGACCGCATGGCCAAAGCCCTTGGTGGTGATAAATACGAACAAGGCACAATGGAAAAGGTTTATGCCTTAATTGGTAAAGAAGCCTTGCAAGACATGACCGCTGCCAACAATCAAGCAGCAAAAATTATTGAAGATGGCAAAAAATCAGCAGACGCATTACGCGCTACCGATGTTTCTAAAGCCCAATCTATTCAAGCAGAAGCTAATCGCAAGGCTGCTCAAGTCATGCAAAACGCTGATAACCGCATGAAAGCGGCAGTTAGCCGTAGGGTTAATGTCCTACAAGCTGGTGAAAAGCAAGTCGAAACTGCCAAAGAAAAACTTAATCAAATTGGTTATCCAGCCGAAGTAAGCGAAATTGGTACTGATCTTCGCCAAACCATTTTAAATAGGCAGCAAGCAGCCACCGATGCTAGAACGGCTCAAAAACAATTTGATGTTGCAGAACGCAATAAAGAGATTGCAGATCAAGTTGCCAAGGGAAAATTAGTTAGTGACAACGCTGAATACAAAAATATTGTAAAAGAAATAAAAAACAAGCTTTTAATGGATTTCACCAGAATTCCTAAAGAAGCACCCGTTACCGATCCTGGAGTAATTAAAAATCTAAATGATATTTTGATTGGTCTAGAGGGCAAGCCAATTGTGGTTGGTGGTAGAAAGCAAATTATTCCCCCTTCATTTGAAGCAATTGATCAAGTTCGCCGTAACTTTGGTGAAGTATTTAAAGGTAAACCACCCGTAGGATACGAGGCCATTGATGCCAATACTGCGCGTGATTTGTATTTCCGCTTGTCTAAAATCATGGGTGATTACTCTAAAGCCCACAAAACCTTTATTACTAATTACGAAGCTGCTTCTAGAGAATTAGATATTTTTGGTACTAAAGCGGGTAAGAAAGCAACCGCTCTTGATGATTGGATGGAAGGAAAGTTTGCCTCTGATACTCAAGCTATTCCTGGCTATTACTTTAAAACTCCCGATAAAGTCAAAGACTTAATTGAATTGACGGGTGATCAAAAATATGTTGAAAACATGGCTGGTGATTATGTAGCGCGTACTTTGCGTGATATGAGATCAGCTCAAGAAATGCGCAATTGGTACAACAACAAAGCAAATAGTGATTGGCTATCAGTTTTGCCAAGTCTTAAAGGAAAAATCAATAGTTACATTAGCGGCATGGAAGAAGCAGAACGCTATTCCAAAAAAGCTATTGGTGTTTCTGCCCGCATTGAAGGCGCGCCTATTGAGAAAACCGCTGAACGTAAAGTCAGGGGAATTGAAAAAGAAGCTGGCGCAGCTGTCAAAGCTCTGCCTGGAGAAAAAGCTGCTACTCAAATTGAAACCGCTGCTGGTAAAGCTGCACGACCATTTGAAGAAGAGGCTGCAAAACTACAAAGCATTGTTAATCAGAAAAAATCACCAGTTGATGAGTTTGCTAACTATGTTATTTCTGAAAACGCTCCAGCCAATATTAAAAAAGCTGCTGAATTTGTGGCTAGATCGCCAGATGGCCCTAAAGCATTCCAAGATGCAGTCATTAGCACCATGGCCAGAGTGCCAAAGAGTGCGTTAAAAGACTTGTATTACACCCGTATTAAATATGCTTTAGAAGGCTCTGGTCTATATACTCCGCAACAAATCAATGAGTTATCTCGGCGCGTAGATGCTACTAGAGACTTAAGAATTTTAGAAAAATTATTAAATGGTTGGTTTACTTCTGTGGCATCAAGTAAAACAGCTAGTGGACTTAATTCTTTAACCCAACTCGCACCTTTCTAATGAGCAAAAAATCCAAAGGCGTAAACCCCGATCTCGAAGAAGCTGTTAGCACGCTGCTTAAGCAAGTTATGGCTGACGATATGGCGTCTTTGACTGATAAATGCAAGGTTATTGACCGCGCTGTCAATATTGAAAAATTAAAACAAAAAATTAGCGATGATGAATGGGGTAGTGGGTTTATTGCAGTAGATGATGATGAGGGTTAAACTATGAATTGTTTAACTTTTACGGGGATAAATCATGGAAGCAGTAACTATCATTCGCCTAGCATTAAAAATCATCTCAGACCGCTTGATAACGATTTTAGCGTTAATAGCATCCAGCGTGATGTGCGGTTGGACAATGTGGAATCCCATGTGGGAAAGAGTGGTGACACTAGCAATATTTGTAGTATTCAGTTACCTTATAGTCAATGTAAAAGAGAGGAAACAAAATGAGCCTAAAACCGACAACTAAAGGCAGTACAGGTGGTACACCTCATAAAAGAGAACAGTCAAAAAACCAGCAAACATCTACTGCTGTGCGCCCTCCATTACCTAGAGATGGATCTATGGATGGAATCAACACTACCTTAACTGGAAAAATGCCAGCAGGGTATGTTTCTGTATGGAATTTTGATGGTAATAAAAACACCAAAAACTCCGCTACAACCAAACCTCGCAACGCTGGTGGCAAGGACATTTTCTAAATGGCTAACAATATCGCTTTCCAACCAATGGGGAAAACGGTAAAGGTAGCTGTTACAGGAGCTGCTAATACGCAATCCAATGTGTTTACCATTACCTCTGATAGTCCATCAAACCAGTATTTTTTATCTAATGCCGATGTAAATAATGCTGTTTATGTATGGATAAACCCTACAAACAGCTTTAATGTGGCGTTACCTGATAATGGTCCTGTCTATGTAATTCCTTTGCCACCCTATGCTTACAAAGTAATCACTGGTCCACAAGTAAGTCAAACAGGAAATGTGTACGCTAGAGTAATTGGCGATGCAGCAAACGCTTCTGTTTACATTACTCCTGGAGAAGGTTTGTGAAAAAAATATTGATATTTGTGTTTGGTTTGGTAGTCGCTGGAACAGGCATAGCGCATACTTTAGCTATCTGCAATGGTCAATATGCCTTATGCGCTGCTAGTGGTGCAAACCCAACGGGCAAAACAATGGTGATTAACGGAAAAACCTTTCAAGAAGGCATGGCAGTATGCCCAGTATTAACTGGTAAATCTATTGCTGACCTAGATTTGATGAATGGTTCTTGTGATGCTAAACCAGGCACTGTATGGTCATTGTTTAGCCAACAATCAAGCTATCCACAAGCACCTGATTGGTCTAATCAACCCGCGGCCTTCCGTTCATTCGTGATTGGCACTACTCCACAAACTCAGATCAGCAATATGTGGTCATACCTGTGTCAGATTCAACCTGAGAAGGTCAATGGCGTAACTTTGGCTAGTTGCTATGGACCATTGAATGAAAGCCCTTGGACACACGATCATCCCAAGCCAGGACAAACTGGATTTACTCAATCACCTGCCAATACTAGCTTTGGTGTTGGCGGTAATGCTCCCTAATCATGCCTAAAAGTACCAACCTTTCAGTAGGTCGTGGAGAAAAGCTTTCAGTATCCCAAGGCGGTGGATTAACAAAAAAAGGCAGAAAAAAATACAACCGAGCAACAGGAAGCAAATTAAAAGCACCAACGAAATCAGGGCCTCGGCATAAATCATTTTGTGCTAGGTCAAGAAAATGGAAAGGTGAGCGTGGTAAAGCTGCTAGAAGAAGGTGGGGTTGCAGATAGATTCACACTACAAGTCTCTATTAAAGGCGGTCACTTGGCGCGTTACAGGCAGTCTTGATACCTTTGTGTTGTCTTGGATAGTCACAGGTCAAGTAAACCTAGCGTTTAGCATAGCCTTTATAGAGCTATTTACCAAAATAGCCCTATATTGGTTACATGAACGCATCTGGTTAAAAATCAAGGTGCTGGAGTAAGCTGACCTTCAAACAAATAGCTTCCTAAATGTCCTAAATTAGCCCAAGGCGCTGCATACACTTTTCCACCCGCTAATCTCCAAATACGGCAAAAGTGATAATCCTCTGAAAGCAAGCGATTAGTGCCAGGCTCAATTGAAGTGGCAAAATATTCGTGAATTTGCTCTGCTTGATTTAATTGACCTGAGAGATCTCCTACATCATTGGTGTAAGAAGGTACTTTTTTCTTGAGCTTCTCAAACACCTTGCGTTTAATCAGCATAAATCCAGTACCGCCATTAAAGATCTCTACTGGTTGATCTATGGGAACAGTGACCTCACCTGCATAGTCCACTAAATTGACTACAAAGCTACCTGTATGGCTTTTTAACTGGTCATTTGGCACACCCGCATCCATTGCTTGCTTGGTGCTATTCCAGTTAATCTCTTTTTTAGGATAGATACCGCAAATAATGTCTTTATCAGCTTGAATCATTCTCACAATGTCCTCTGGTCTGAATTTGATGTCGGCATCAATAAACATCAGATGAGTAGAGTTAGACTTTAAGAAAGTATGCGCTAAAGCGTTTCTAGCCCTAGTAATAAGGCTTTCGTTAAACATAAAACTAAACTGAGTTTGAATTCCAGCCTGGCTCAATACGCTAATAGACTGCAATATGGCCTGAGTGTAAAAGCCAGCACACATACCGCCATACATAGGGGTAGCAATAAAAATAATTGGTTGTACGGGTGCTTTAGGTGCTGCTTTCTTTTTAGTTGCCATGATTTTCCTTAAATAAAGTTGTCGGTACTAGCATTTACTACTTCGTTAATCAGTATGTTTTTGCGGTCGTTAGAGCATTCGTGCATACAAGTTGTTTTAGCGTTAAAGCTACCCATGTATTCCTTGGTAGCATCGGAGAACCATAGCTCTTTAAAGGATTGATCCTTGATTGATCCTATGCAGCCCGTATTGTCATAAGCCTTGTTATGGCAAGCGTATACCTTTAAATCCGCGCCCACTACAGGTACGGTTTGCATAATGAAGCACTTGTTATAGCTTCTAGTATGAGAATGGCTACTCCCAGGAGTGATGTTATAAGTGCTGTTAACAGTAAAGCGATCATCACATATTGATTGAATGTTTTTGAGTTGTTCATTGACTTCCTCTGCTATCGGTTTATGGTATTCGTAGAAATCTGGTACATACATTGGACTGAACCGCACATTTTCAACACCGCTATCTTTTAATAACTGGGTTAGTCCCCCAAGATTTTTGTAATTGTTGCGATGCACAATATAATTAACCGCTAAATCACAATCTGCATTCTTGATCTTGGCAAACTGCTCCATATTTCGAATTACGCTATCAAAGCTCTTTTCAGAAACATTCCTAAAACGCTTCATTTCCTCGCCGTTGGTGTAATCCATGCTGACCCTTACCCATTTAGCTGATCGCAACACAGAGGCACGTTCCTTGGCTAAATTTTGACCATTGGTGATAATGGATAGACCTATTCCGTAATCAAGCGTGGCCTGCATGATCTCCACAATGTCTGGGTGCATCAATGGCTCACCACCACCAGAGTAAGTTACTGCTTTAACACCCATCTTCCAAAAATCTTCTAAGATTTGAAACATCTTTGGCGTAGGAATGATGTCATCTTCTTTCATGTCCTGATGCATACCGCTTTGAATGTGCTCTTCATCACCGCCGTCTTTTACTCGAAATCCCGTGCTATACACACAAAAGAAACAACCGTGATTACAAAGGTTGATTGGCTTGACGCGAACATATAGCGGTGCTTTAACCTCCCCCGCCACAAAAGAATTTAGCTTTTCTGGGTAATGAAATATCTTAAAATCGCTATATTTGTTACTTTTCATACTAAATCCTTGTATTCAATTAACAAAGTAGACCGCCCTTTTACCCAGTTTAAGAAGGCAATTTGGTAAAAAGCATTCACTTCTTCATCACTTTTCATCTGTAAAACAGGAAAACTGACCATATTCATCAACGCTTCTGAAAAATCTTGCGTATGGGTAACTCCCGTATAAAGCGGTTTAGTCGTATTTCCTACTACACAGCGAATAATGGCCGCGGGCGCGAACTCACCATCTGAGATTTCTTTGGCTTTGTCCAAATGGTTCACCATCGCGTCCAATCCGTTTAAAACAAAATCCATTCGCTCTATAAACACAATGGGAAGCAAACCTTTTAAAGACAAGCCAATAGCGCAACCTATCATTAAATTCTCTGCTACAGGCATTTCGATGATTTGCTCATCGGATACATCTTTTAAAGTTCCCATAGCGCGACCTTTTTTCAAACCATAGCCAATAAACCGCGATTTAGTGTTTTGCCCTAAAAGCGTGTTTTGCCGAATTAACGCTTCTTTGTAGCTCATTTAATATCCTTGAAAATAATGTGTTTCTTAGTGCCGTTGCCAGCATGAGGATAAGTAGCGGTGTAGCGGTTTCTCATGACACAAGATGGCCATTCCATACGAAAATTTGTTGGCATCCTTTCTTCTATAGTGGAGTCAACGCTGCGGTTGTTATCTTCAATAACAAACATACAAGGCAAATCGTGTCCTTGCACAAACATCACCGCTTCGTAAAAATGCCCTTGTTCTTCCGCGCCATCGCCCAAAAAACACCAAACCCAATTAGGGCTGCCTTCTTCTTTTAGCGCGTAAGCAACACCCGCTGCTATAGCGCAAGTGCCTCCCAACACACTAGAAGTATAAAAGTTACGAGCAGCATCAAACACGAACATAGACTTGCCAGCAAGAATTTTTGCAAGAAGCTCATGTCTGGGAACTCCAGATAAAAGAGCATGATGATGATTACGGTGAGTGCTAAATATCCAGTCGTCATTTTTGATGTCCTCGTTAAATAAATCAATCAAGAAATCTTCATTTCCACCTGATAGGTGAATCAAATAAGGCAAATCACCTTCTTCCCAATGGGAAGCCACATCTTGTTCAAACTGAATAAGCTCTTTTTTAGTAGCGTTTTTCAAAATAATGAATCCTTAATAACAGGAACAATGGTCTTGTGCGTAATCGTGCATCTACGTTTTGAGCCCTCGGTCAACATCCCTATTTCTAATAACTCATTAACGCGCCCGCAAACCGAACTTAGGTCTAAACCCATTTTTCGTGCAAGTTCGCGCCTGGAGTAAGACACGCCAGGAGTCATAAAATCAAGAATGGCTTGCGCCTGTTTGCCAACCAGACCGCTGGCCCTATGTTCTTTGTAAGCTTTTATTGATGTTTGTGCGACTGTCATATGTCCTCTCTCATTAGGTAAGTGCCAGCTGCCTAAATAGATGGCTGGCGCATCTTCCTAAACCACATTTAGACTTGCGGAGGTACAACTTCTTCGAACTGTCCAATCATGACGACACAACCGCCACCTTTGATGGGTAAACCACGTTCAATAGTGATTCGTTGAACGCTAACATCGTCTGTATATACGATGCCGATAAGTGAGTCCAATATTGGCTTGACACAGTTGTCAATGTCCATAAGTTTTTTTGACCGTGGTCTAAGAATGATGTCAACCCATACTGGGCTGTTTCCATAATTGGGTACTCGGTATTCCTTGCAATAAGCTGCCACATCATTTTTAAAATCTCTCCCGCGTTGGCTAATGAACCTACGATGCCCACTTGCAATCCAGTAGTTATTGATTGAGGGCGGGTAAGGTAGGTTCAAATGAATCATTTAAAAGGGTACATCGTTATCGTTAACTTCGCGGGGGTAAGTTCCCGCGGCTGCTGCTGGTGGTTTCCAGTTATCTTCCGATAAGCTGATTAACTGACCCTTGGGGGTGTTTTTAGTCCACCCAGCCAACTTGACTACTTGACCAGCTTTGTAATCCTCTGAAAGCAATATAGTGCCTTTCCAATCAGGTGATTTTTCATTTGTCCTCTTCTCATTCATGAAGAGTACGCCTTTGCCCATTTGAGCGATGTGTCCGTTAGACATTTTTGATTTCCTTTCTGTGGAGTGCCAACTTGGATAAAAACTTTGCAGTAGCGTTGCCGTCGAACCCTTTGGTAAATTCATTGTTTACCTCTCTAAACATAGCAATTTTTTCTGCCTTTTCTTCTGGTGAATATTTGTTTGACTCATGAATCTTGGCGTGCATTTCTGCAAAACCATCAATCCAGTCGTCTGTGCATAGGTATCTTGCATACGGCTCGGTTGTTCCTGGCACATAAAGCGGAATAGCGTCATCAATGATGCTGTCAGGAATGGCCGACAAATCCACTACTGTAGGAATGATAGAACCCATGTCTTTAGCAGCTTTAACTACTGGTTTGTCGTCAAAGTCTTGGACTTCTTCTGGGCTATAGAATCCTGTAACCGATCCTGGGAATACCGATCTAATGCCTTCCGAAATGCAGCGGCTACGGAGCATTGCGCGAGGGAATTTTTGCCAGCCTGACCCTGGTTTGACCAAGCCGATTCTTTGTGCTTGCTCAAGAGTCCAAGTGACTGCAAGGCTGCCACCGTTGGGATGGGTAAATACGCCTGTAACTTTTTCATCTGTGTACACACTCCAATCTACTTTTCCACCAGCATTTTGAAAACGCGCCAGCATTGCATCTGCTTTGAGTGCTGGGCGACCTTGAATAATATGGAAGTCTCTTGCAGCTGTAGCGGGATGTAAACCCTCTGCTTGTGCAACCGCCATCAGCGCAAGAACGCTGTTTTTATCCTTCATACCAAACAAACCAGAGGCAGCAATAGCACCCGCCATCTGATCCATTTCGTTAAAACTGACAATGTTAGACATGAATAATCTCCGATAAGGTGTAAATAGTGTCAATGACTGAACTTGCAGCCATAATCCAAACTGCTATATCAATGCTATTCATTTGGGACTCCCATCGCTTTACGAACTACTTTTCTTAAAAAAGACAAGGACAACTCCATTTCCTGTGCTGATACAGTCAATTTGCCAATATCTGCGCATTTCGGATTAAAAACTTTTACGGCTCTAGCAATAATGTCGGACTTGTTGTTAGGAGTAATTGTTTTCTTGTTAGCTTGTTTTAAAAAGGATTGACCAATAATTGGCAACTCGTTGTAGTTCTGATGAATCAAATTGCCATACAAGTCTTTGATGTACTTTTGGCTATGACCATTAAGCATCATGACTGTTGCCGCCATCCTGACAGGCGCAGATGAAACAATTGCTGCATTTGAAGCGCAATGCTCTATCAAAGATTCATGCAAATCAGCTACTCCGCAATTAGCTACATCAAGCAATTGGTCTGCAGTAGGCGTGTTATTACCCATCAAAATAGTGGCTGCAATCGCACGACAAACTTCGGCAGTCTTTTGTGATAAGCCTGTAATATCAGAATAAGTACGCTTTAAACCGACATCTAGAACCTTAAATGCTTCGGGGGAAATACCACGATAAACTGCTACTTCCACAGCACTACCCGCTTGAATAATGGCGTGTAGCTTATGCTGACCATCTATCAGCTTGCCTGTACTGTCAAATGCTACGCCTTGGTGGGTCAAAATCCACTCACCACGACCGATTGCACCAGCCAATGATGTAGCCCACCATGGACGCAATTTGCGGTTATCGGTGTTATTTTTAAGGTATTCAGCCGCCATGGTTGGCGTAATTCTTTCTACTTTCATGTTTAACATATATCCCCCTTACTTAACCAAAAAACGGCGTGAGCCTGGGGTTTCTACGATAAAAGTCTCGTAAATATCAGGCATCGCTTGTTTAAATAAATCCGCGCTAAATCGGCTAGAACTCTTGCTAGACTTCCAAGTGACCAAAGTCTGGCCATCTACTGTCCGAACCTCTTGCGATTCACCCATTAAGTTTCTAATGGCTACTTCGATTTGCTCCTCAGTAGCTTCAAGATGCTTAATTTGAGTCTTAATATCACGCAATTGAGCAATAGCCATCTCAACCTGACGCGTTGCCGTAACGACACTTGTAGAACTTTGCGGGAACATGATTTTGGTTTGCTCGATTGTTTCCGCTGACGGCAAATTACCAGATTGGCAATACCCCCATACTTCCGCCATCTTTTTGATAAGTTCATCTTTTTCAATATCCCCAATCTGAAATTCAAAGGTCTGAAACTCTTGACCACCGAACAAAACAGCAAGATAGATATGGTGAACATTGTGGCAAGCTGCTTCGTGGATAAGCTGGGCAAAATCAGCATCAGGAATCCGATTACTGTCGGGATCAAACTTATTACGAACTGCGGCGTTGTAGTTCTTAACCTCAACAAGAGTAGAACCATCAGCAGAAATGAAGTCGAAATGAGACTTAAACCAAGAGTGATCTGGGTGGGCAATAACATAATCAGCTTCCTTTAACTCAATTTTGAGACGATCTTGAGCCAAGCGACCAATCAAAGGCTGCATGGTATGACCCATCTGCACGGCCTCAACCCCTGATAAGTCTGGTAACTCTTTCTTACCTTGCTTTTCAAGGATGACATCCACGGCCTTGCCATTAGCAACCTTACGACTGTCACCTGACCAGATAGCTGAATTGCGTACTGCGGGCGCAAAATCTTCACGATCGTTCATGCTTGTCTCCCAAAAGGTATGGTTGTTAAATCGTCCAAGCTCTCGTCATACGGCTGGGGATCATTCATAACACCAACCATGTGCTCGGCATCTTGCAAAGCAAATAGCAAGGGCATGGTGATGTAAGTGGTAGGTACTTCTTTGCGCACCTCTTGTGCCAGGTGGCTTAACACATTAAGCAAGTGTTCTTGATTCATAAATTGTCCTCTCATGTTTAGGATTAAATGTGTACTGCGAGATCAGTATAGACGATTACAAAAGATATGCAAATACTTTTTTAACCTTCTCATCATTCTTGATGTTTTTTTGACAATTTGCCTGTGGATAAGTCTGTGGATAACCTGTGGATAACTTTGTATAACTATGGGATGGAAGGGGATACATAGATGTTATATATATATAATATAACTTACGAAGTAAGTTATTTACTATCGTAGAACTTGTCTATTCTATTTCTATCTTCTATTTAACGAGGGATGCCCCTTAAGCGTGACCTACTCATCAGCCTTGACAAAATTTTGACTTTTTGATTTTTAAAATTTTAAAAAAGCTTGGCCTATTACAAAACGAATGCCATGCACGTGTCCAGGCGCGCGTGCGCGCGGGCGCGCGCGTGTGTGCGTGTGCGCGCGTATGCGCGTTTATTTGTAGCAAACCCTTGATTTTATAGGGTTTTCAATTTTAAGACGTGTAATCGTTGATTTAAGACGTTTTTCATTGTTTTGGTGTAATGGTATTCTAGGGCATAAAAAAACCCGCCTAAGCGGGTTTTAAGGGTTTTAAAACGTATTTAAAACATACACAAGATGACAATTAAACCGATCAACAACACGGCGCACCAAATGTCGTTTGGCGTAGGATGATTACTCGGCATATTCTCTCCCTGTATTGGCGTAAGCGGCGCGTTCCAGCCACGGAAAAGCCTCGCGAGCCGCAACGTCGTCCGTCATTATTTTGACAAACCAATCTTCTCCGATATTGCCGTCCAGCAACATGTACGAGACCTCGTAAAACGATTCCAGACCGAATTGCTCAATAAATTCCATACACGCCGATACGGAGATACTGCCCGCCTTTTGCATATTGGCATTCTCCATCTCATCTAAGAGCATGGCGACGTCGTCGTAATGGTCGCGCACGTTGTCGCCGCCGTCCTCGTACTCGTACTCGTACTCGTTGCCGTCCACGTACCCAATCGCCGTTTTGCCATAACCATAATTGGCGTATTTATACGCTCTGATCTCTGGTCGCTCTGTCGCTTGTTTCAATTGCTTTTTATAGCCCTTAATCGGCGTTTTGGCGGCGTTACTGCTCGCAGTCCACGCGTATGTATTGGATAACCATAAACCCGCCCAATACACGCCGCTTTTTTGGTTTACAACTGCCAGACGTCCCGCGTCATCCATCAACACAAATTTATTACTTGCGCCGATGTGATCGCCGACAATTGCCGCAAATGCTGGATGGAAAGCAAAATCAGGGTTTGCCGACAACATAGGTCGCAAATAGTCGCGTATGTAATGCCACGTGTCCGATTTTGTAGTGTCGGCGGCGTTGCCTGTACTCAAAATGCCGTTGTGCATAAGCCATAAATCAATGCCGTGATCTTTTCTATTTAAGACCTCGTAGGGATGGCAATTTTCCAAATCAGTTGCGCCGTGTGTGCGCATACGCAAGTGAAAAGCGCAATTTTTGCCTTCGATATGCGCGCGGTAAAACGAGACAAATTGAGCGGCGTTTTTAGGTAAACACTTCTCGATAATAAGAGAGCCATTTTCCACAAACATAACGCCGACGCCGTCGCCGTTGTAATCGTAAAAATCTTCGAGCCACGCATTCGATAATTTTGGCGATTGTTCCGATTGAGTGATAAGTAAACACATAATTATATTTCTCCGATTGTGGTTGTTGATACGCCGCCGAATGCCGCTGGTCGTGCCTTGTGTGTGTACGGCACTTTAAAACCCTTGTCTAACAAGTAAGCGCGCAAATGCGGCGTGTCGCGGCGATTATTTTCTAAGCAAATGTATTGCAAAAAATTCTCCGTGTTGAGTTGTTGTTGCGACGTGTCGCGCGCAAAAAACCACGTAATAAACGCAAACTCTAAACAAGCCATAATCGTTTGATATTTGAGCGTGCCCTTAAATAATCTAAATTCGATTGTTTTGTCATTCTGAAAATTCAGAGCCTCATAACGATCTTGATTGATGTTGCGCAGCTGCCGCGCCTTCGTGTCGCCGCAGCGTAACGCGTCGCGCAGCCACGTCTTATCCGCGCTTTTATCTTGGAATTTTGCGTACCCGCTCGCGTCCCGCCTCGCGATTGCTTTTACTAAAGACTGGTTGTTTGTGTCGTTGATAAAGAGAATCATTTTGGCGGCATGCAACATAGTCATGTCGGCTTTACACACGTGTACGTGTAATCCGCATGTCGTCGTATTGTGCGATTTTGCGCCGCGAAATCCGCCCTTAAAAAACGCAAGTTGCGCGGCATGCACGTCCAGACCCGTGTACGCCGTTACCAATTCAAAGCCGCGATTAAGTGAGCCGTCGCCCTCGATCAACGCGTATTGTTGCCCGTCGTCGCGCTCTCCCAATCCCTCGAGCAATTCGCCCGCCTTCTCGTTGCGTCCGTGTTCGCTATTGATCTCCATTTCCAACTCGAGACCCAACAACACGCGCGGCCGCCGCTGGTCGTATGCGCTCGCGATATGGCCAAGATGATGCCGCGACGAATGATAAGAGCCGATATGCTCTTCCTCGCGGTCGCGGTCGTCGTCGTCGTCCTCGCTGTCGTCGTAATACGAATTACGCTCACTGTAAAAATAATTGCTCACACAATCACTGCACACGGAATAGTCGTCGCGCACGTTGTAACTATCGTCGTCCGTCCCTAACACGTCGCAGTCGTAACATTTAAAAAATTGCCCGCTGAAGTGTTCGTCCAGCCAATCTACCCAATCGCTATAAGAGCCGCGCACGTCGTCGTATTCGTTAAGACCTGAGATCGCGTCGCATTCGTCGTCGCTTCTTAAAGCCTCGCGCAATACTGCCGCGAGCGCGTCCCGCCGTTGTTGCGTTTGCAGTAAGCGCGATGGTGATCGCTGGTCGCGCCAATTGCGATTGTTGCCTTCAATGTTGCGACGCATGTTGTCGCGTATGCGAGCCAGACTCGCGCCGTCCTGCCGTCCTGCCATGATGTTGTAAGCCATGTTGTATACCTCGTTTAGGAAAAGGGCAAAATTGCCCGCTTCGATCTTCTCATAAAATTGTATGTATGTATAGGTGTGTAATTACATACAGAATGACAAACACAAACAGACTGCAAACCCTTATGGTTATTGGATTACTAGAGTAATTGTCTAATTGATACCAATACAAAGGAAAAGACAAAAACGGCGTATAGCGCGTTTTAATGCGTTTTGGCGGTATAGCTCAATAGGTGAGCCGCGTGAATACATAGATCGCCTATAGTCTATATATATATAATATATAATATCTATTATATATAATGTATATAAATATATATGTATATATGTATATATGAAGTATATATATATACAGGTAATATATATATCGTATATATAGGTAATACGATATGGGGATATGGTGAGATATAACCTACACTATCTATACAGAATATATTATATATTCGTATAGGGTACGCGCCCAATATATTAATGGGCATTATCAGGGTTATGTATACGCGTATTCGTAATGGATTATATGGATAATGGGCCGGATTATCTTTCGATAATCTTCGATAATCGTTTGGATTTTTATTATGGGCTGGACACCCGAAAGGCGGAGCCCCTCTCGCAGCTCCCCCCAGAAAAAAAACGTGTTTTTGCTATAGGCTATGCAGCGTGATCGTAGAGTCCGTTAAGTTCACCGTTTGATGCGCGCAATAGAAAATGCGGCTTAACACCTTGTGTTTATTGAAGATATTGAAGGTTGTCCACATTGGCCCTGTAGCCACGCCCTCTATGTGCTTGCAATACTTTGAAAGTGCGCCAATGCCTGAGACATCTAATTTCATCTCTAGGGTGCTCATTCCCATGCCTGTAGGGTGGGTGGTAATGACGCTTTTGCCTTCATTTAATAACTTTCTAACCCGTTTATTAAAGAATTCGGGGTCATAGCTAGGCAGCTGGTTAGACAGGGGAGGGGAATTGATGATCAGGTAATCGAATGTGATTGGGATTGGCACATTGAGCGCGGGGTAATCAAATAGCAAATCATCTCGGCTTGCTATGGGACTGGCAATCTCTAGCAGATCGGAAAGGTGATCAAACCAATCCAGATGGAAGGCCACCCAGTTTTCCCGCAACGGATGGTTGTAGAAGTAGTTATCGCGCCCTATCCACGCGTTAATTGCGCCAGGCGGGATACTCAACCCTTGCAAGCTAATAGGCACACCTTCGCATAGTGGTAGCAGCTGCGCATGATGTTGCTCATTACAATGATGCGTAAACTCCAAATGGGGGTTTTCTTTGCAGACCTGGCGTAAGTAGTTCAAATGAACCAACTGATCGCCTAAGTGATATTCGTTGTATGTGTGTATCATGTTGTGTATTATTAGGTTAAACAAAGGAGTGACGATATGAGTATAGCAATAGAAAGAAATATTCCCCCACCCGACATCAAGAAGCGTAATAGTTATCCCTACAAATCCATGGATATAGGTGACAGCTTCTTTATTCCCGAAGTGAGCATTAGGACTGTGTGCAACAACAATTACCGCGCTGGTAAAACCCATGAACGCAAGTTCGTGGCCAGACGAGAAGGAAACGGTGTACGCGTATGGAGAACGGAATAATCAAATTTCATGAAGAGGACTTGTTTCTTGATGTAATGGATCAATATGTTATTTGGCGTATGAAAGACATTATTGCCTTGACAGTTGAATCAAAACAAGACGAGCAAGTCAACGCAGCTGCTAAACAAATATTGGCGTATATGACCGCCCCAGGAGATTTATGATGGAAAACGGAACTACACAGATTAGCGTATTAGATTTAATCGAGAAAGCTGGCGATGACGCCAAGAAGTCGTACATGACCCGTATCTGGGCGATGACTAAGGATCAGTTATTCCATGAAGTCATGCGCGTACAAGGCGAGAGCGCAAAACTTCTCTTGCAAGCCCAGTCAGAGATTGATCGTCTTAACCATCTTGTGAATCAAGATGACGGCGACATCAGACATTGAAAAACTCTCGAAAGAGAGGCTTTTGTACAAAGCGGAGATGCTAAAGGCGATAGTTTGCCGCACCAAGAGGCAAAAGATTGCCTTGGCGGGCGAATGGCGCGAAAAGTATAGTCCAATGACTTATGACAGCTTGATTGCTTTAGCCAAGAACCATACGGCTCGGCTCAAGGTGGCGTATTGGGATTTACCTGATTTTGAAACAAAACGATTAGGGAAACATAATTGAAAACCGCAGCCGTAGTGACAGTTACCAATGGCAAGCGCCTTTTGGAGTTGGCTAAGTGTATTGCTTCTGTAAAAGCCCAAACCTATCCTTGCCAGCACTATGTTTTGGTAGACGGAATGAACCCAGATCGTTTTCACAATGATTACGATTACTACGATAAAGATTTGCACTTTTGCTATTGGCCTAAACCGATTGGCGGCAAAGATTTAGAAGGTAGAAGGTGGCTGGCCGCCGCGCCTCACCTTATCAATGAGGATGTGACATTCTTTTGCAACGATGACGATTGGTACGAGGAAAACCATGTACAAACCATTATGGAGAAGATCGAAGAAGGGAATGACTGGGCGTACTCTTTTCGCAAGGTATTTGATAAGGAAGGCAATTTTCTTTTTCCTGATAATTGCGAAGCCCTTGGCGAAGCATCCCCCGTTTGGGTAGCCGATGGCCATCATTTTGTAGATTGGTGTATGTGGGGTATGAAAACCGATTGCTTAAAGCAAATCTCTAGCATATTCTCAAACAAGGGGTGGGGTATAGATCGTACTTTCTATAACAACGCCAAGCACATATTCCCTAAGTTCACAGGAACAGGTAGGCATACTTTTTGCTTTAGATTGGGTGGCAATGAGTATTCCGTACAAAAAGAGTTCTTTGAACAAGGTAATTTGGAAATGCTCAAACGCTTTAACGGCAAACTTCCATGGATCATCACATGAGTGACTTTAATCTAAATCACTTTTATCATTTTTGTAAGCAGTTAAAGATTGAAACCAAGGAGCAAGGTTTACGCAAATTGGACAGTCTGATGGGTAGTCAAACTTATGTCATGAATGAAATGGCAAAAGGGCTATCTGAGGGAGTTCATTTTTTTGTAATCTTAAAAGGACGGCAACTTGGAATCACTACTATTTCACTCGCACTCGATCTCTACTGGCACTTTACACACCCAGGACTACAGGGAACGCTTACAACGGACACAGAAGAAAACCGAGATATGTTCCGAAGCACCCTCGCAATGTATATGGATGGTTTACCCAAAGAGTACAAAATCCCGATCCTTACTCACAACCGAAACGCGCTGGCCCTCAAGAACCGAAGCCGTCTCTTTTATCAGGTCGCTGGGCTTAGAGCCAAAGGAAGTCTCGGTCGGGGTAAAGGTATCACCTTCCTTCATGGAACGGAGACGAGTTCTTGGGGAGACGAAGAAGGACTAGCTTCCTTGTTAGCTTCCCTTGCGGAAACCAACCCAGACCGCTTGTATACCTTTGAATCGACAGCTCGCGGTTTTAATATGTTTCACGATATGTACACCACCGCTAAACGCGCCCGCACCCAGAAAGCTATTTTCTGCGGTTGGTGGCGAAATGAGATGTATAGCCTAGATCCTAAAGGTCAGACCTACAACGTGTATTGGGATGGCAAGCTCACCGGTGAAGAAAAGGAATGGGTACGGGACATTAAAAAACTCTATGGGGTAGAGATCAATTCTCGCCAGATAGCGTGGTGGCGGTGGAAGTTGTACGAAGGTATCAAAGATGATAGCCTGATGTATCAGGAGTTTCCGCCCACCGAGGACTACGCCTTTGTAATGACGGGGCAGTCGTTCTTTTCTAATGCGAGGTGTACAGATGCCGTTAAAAGACTTAAGAAAATTTCTTTTGATTCCTATCGCTATAGTTTTGGCGTTAATTTCCAAGATACAGAAGTTCTTAAATCTACAGAAAGACTTGCCACCCTTAAAATATGGGAAGAACCTGTTGATACTGCTTACTATGTTATTGGTGCTGACCCAGCTTACGGTTCTAGCGATTGGGCTGATCGCTTTTGTATCCAAGTATTTCGGGTATATGCCGATGGACTTGAACAAGTGGCTTCATTTGCGACTTCCGAACTCAATACTTATCAGTTCGCTTGGATTATTGCTCACTTAGCGGGTGCGTACAAGAACTCCACGCTGAACTTGGAAATCAATGGTCCAGGACAAGCCGTCATCAATGAATTGCGTAACCTTAAGCGTCAAGCCGCTTCTATGGGTACGGCTTTAGGAAAAGACCTCTTAGATGTGTACGGCAATATGCAAAATTACATTTGGCGTAGGAACGATACTCTTGGAGGGGTGTCTAACTCTATTGGCTGGATGACTACGGCAGCCACCAAAGAGCGAATGCTTACTTACATGAAAGATTACTTTGAACGCGGCATGATGGACATTTGGGATATGGACACCATTGAAGAAATGAAAACCACCATTCGAGACGGCGGCTCAATTGAAGCGTCTGGCCGTAACAAAGATGATCGGGTGATTGCTGCTGCTTTAGCGTGCGCTGCTTATGCCGAACAAGTCCAGCCTAGATTGATTGCTCAAAAGATTACCCGCAACGTGTCGCGTGTACAAGACGATTTCACCCCAGAACAATTGACAGTTGGACGCAATGTATCTGACTATCTCAAAAGGATTGGTGTTTATGGTAAATGCTAGGGTATACCCCAAGTCTGAATTACGAAGAATTGTTAAAAAGTTCTTACGGGATAAGGACAGGGGTATTTCTGTCGCTTTATTTGCTGAATTGGCGGGAATCAATCAAGACCATCTACGCGATGTGTTTCTAGACGAAATCACGCCCCTTACCGAATACATCCAGCGCAGAGTGGACAAGGCTTATAAAGCATGGGTTGGCGGTGAAGTAGCCATTATGCAAAACCAAGATAACACTAAATTTGTGCAATATCGCAAGGAAGCCAAGCCCGTAATGGAACGCGGTATGGGCTTAAAACTGGAAAACGGTCAATTTAAAGTCAATTTAGGGGTCAAGCCTAAATACGATTACTCAGATTTAACACTTGACGAACAATTGAAGGGGAGATAACAATGGCAGTAGTTAACGATTATAAGTGTCCTAAACATGGATACTTCGAAAGCCGCAAGGCTCAATGTCCTATGAAGGATTGTGATGAAGAAGTTATGGTCGTATTTTTGCAAGCACCTAACCTCGTTAGTGCGAAAACTACCTTTACAGACAAAAGTACCAAGCAACTTGCCATCGAGTTCGGTATGTCAGACATCAAAACCACGCGCGAAGGCGAGCACCAACAAGGCTTCCTTACCAAAAGAAACAAGTTCACCGAAAAAGAATACGCAGACGCAGAAAAGTTCGCTACCCGTAAAAAAGGAGTTAACAAAGACAGAATCAAACCTGTGGCGCAAGAGGCAGCTCAAAAAGAATCCCGCCCAGGTGACTCGGCAATCTGGGGCGGCGGATTCCAAGGTATGAATATGCAATCCGTATTGGGTGGAATGATTAAGCCAATCAGAGATGAGCAAGTGGGCTTGACACCAGGACAAGCTGGTATTAAAACTGGTCCTGTAATTGATCCTAGCTCTACAATGAGAGACCCACAAAACTTACAGATCAAAAAATGAGAATACCTAGCGGAGAATCGAGAGAAGATTTTTATTTAGACATCATTGCAAAATGTATGGTGTCAAGAGAAGAAAGACGCGGAGACTATACGACTTTGCGATCTTTCTATCTTTTTGGTAATGATCCAGAATCCCCGCCAGCGTATTTCAACAAGATTCATCCGCATTTAGATCAGCTTACTAGCTTTTTATATTCCGCAGAAACCACCCGATTTTCGATTGCATTGGGCGCGGCGGTTAACCAAATGGAACACCGTAAGACCCCTTCATTAACCCAAGCGTTAAATGATGAGTGGCTAAACTCCAATGCCGACCAAGTATTCTCTACCGCATTAACTTGGTCATTGGTTTACAACAGTACCTTTATCAAGCTGGTGTACAACAACGGTATTCATCCTTACATGATTGAACCTTCCGCAATTGGTGTGCTGCGGGAGGACACGCCCTATACAGACAGGCAAGAGGCCATAGTTCAAACCTACTACATGACCAAATCGGAACTCTACGCCCGTCTGTATTCCCATCCTAAGAGAGATGCTATTGTTTCACGCGTCAGCACAGGAACAAAAGTATCCGAGTCAGACATCCCAGAAGCGGTCAACCGCATTGTGATGAGTCAGACCAACCCAACCATCTACGGTAATGTGAACTTAGATTTATACGGTATGAACCGTTATAAGTCCCGTGTAGCCGAAGAAACTATTGAAATGACCGAGCTTTGGGTGTGGAATGATGACACCGAGGACTATCAAGTAGTTACTATGGCCGCGCCCGATGTGATTGTGTATGACCGACCAGGCGAATCTTTATTCCTTAAAGGTGAATGTCCTTTTATTCAGATTTGTCCTAATCCTTTATACGATTACTATTGGGGTGCATCCGAGTGTCAACAATTGATCTTGCTTCAGCAGCTGCGTAACACTCGCATGACCGAGATTCTTGACCTTCTTAGCAAGCAAGTATCTCCACCAACCACTTTTAGCGGCTTCTCAGGTATCACAGACGAGAAATACTTTGCTATGCAACGTGCTGGCTCAATGATTGCTACCGATATGCCAGGAGCAAAGGTAGATCGCCTTGCGCCAGAGATGCCACCTGACTTATTTGAAGTAATCCACGAAATTGATGCGATGTTTGCCGAAGTATCGGGCATTTCCAATGTGTTGAGCGGTAAAGGAGAAGCTGGAGTCAGATCGACTGGCCATGCAAGCCAATTAGCCCGTCTTGGAAGCTCACGCGCGAAAAAACGCGCTTTAATTGTAGAAGATAGCTTAGAAAAGGTCGCTACCTTGTATTTGAAGCTCATTCAATCGTATGACCCAACGCATTTTAACGACACAGAAGATATGCCGTTTATTGCCGAACAATTTACTAAAGATTACGTGGTAAAAGTAGATGCTCACTCTAACAGCCCAATTTTTACAGAAGATTTGAAACAATTGGCATTTAATTTATTTAAAGCAAAAGCCATTGATGCGGAATCTTTGCTTGACTTAACAGAACCACCGATGAAACAATTATTGAAAGATAAATTAAAGCAACGGGAAAAGCAGCAAGCATCGCAACCGCAAGCTGCGCCTGAGGCTAAACCGAAAAAAGAACCGAAAGGCGAATAATGGCAACAGGTAATGTACAGCCCAAAGCTGACCAACCCAGAGTTACTACCGAAAATTTAAAACGGAGTGACACAAGCCCTAATTTGCAATATCGTACTCAAGGTATAAAAAGTTTTGACAGAAGTTCAAAAACGCGTAATTATGGTCGTACAGTTAGGGGATAGTTCACTTAGGAGATTTAAATGCGCAAGTCACATAAAAAATCACGCAAGTCACGGAGATAAATTTTCTCGTTCCTTCACACGATGAGGAAAAGGGTTATGGCTGCCTTACCCTATAAATAGGTGGCCGCCTGCGTATAGGAGATTTAAATGCGTAAAGGTCGTAAAGGTCGTAAAGGTCGCAAGTAATCCGCAAGGATTCTAGCGATTGACCGCTAAACCTCCCTATGGGGGGAGGGAATAGAAAATAATGCCCCCCACTTGACTTTTGATAGTTTATGATTAACCTAGCGTTAATTTTGATAGGAATAGTTTATGGGCGTACCATCAGACCAGTTGATGCAAATGATTAAATCCCAACGGGATGGTGCAACACCCGCTGGCGCAGCACCTATGCCTGATAACCCATCCGTGGGTATGTCAGACACTTCAGCCCCACCAATGGGCTCTCCAATGTCCACTCCAGAACCAAAAATGGGAAATCGCGAAGCCGCGATGATTAACATTTCAATGGCGATGGATTTATTGGAACAAACTTTACCAGCCCTTGGAAGCGAATCTCCAGAGGGTCAAAAAGTATTATCTGCACTTCGTACTATGACAACAGTCATCGGGCCTAAGAAAGCTAAGACCAACGAATTGCAGCCAAACGAAATTATGCAAATGCTTCAAACATTACCCCAAGCTGGCGGTGCTACAGCAGAAGGCAAAGCAATGGCTCAAGCACCAACAATCCCAGGTATGTCTGCCCAAGTGCCTCCACCAGCCCCTCCAGGCGGCGGTGGAATGCCTCCTGGTGCTGGCGCACCTTCTTTAACTCCACAAATGTAAGGAATTACTATGGAACTGTTTAAACCACGCGGCTCACAAAGCCCACGCAGACCAACTGATAACAATCAGAAAAACGGCCAAGTTATCAATACTCCACGCTATTCAGAGTTTGGTGGCTTAACTGGTGCAACTAAAGCTGGCTACAAGAACATGATGTCTATGTCTAAGCCAGGCGACACTAAAAAAGTTATCTAAAAGGAAAGGGGATAAATCATGGCATCCTTAGAAGATATAAGTTTAGAGCAACGGGACGAATTGGCTCTCTTGATGAAAGAGTTAGCTGACAACCCAGATACTCGCAAAGAAACATTGCGTCTCACCAAGAGATTGCGTCCAAATATGCCTATTCCAGAACTCGAAATCGAAGATTTTACCAATGGTAAGATTTCCGCTGCCGAAGAACGGGTAATGCAATTGGAATCAAAATTGCGTGAAAAAGATGCAAGAGAAGAATTAAAATCTCGGCGTGATAATTTGATTAAAAAAGGTTTGGCTCGCGATGAGGCAGACATTGATGAGATTGAAAAAATCATGTTAGAAAAAAACATTTCCAATCACGAAACTGCAGCTGAGTATTTTGATTGGATGAAACAAGCTGCAACTCCTACGCCTAATTCGGCAATGGGATATAACCCAAGCGCACTTAGCAAGTTTGACCTTTCTAAATATTGGAAAAACCCACAAATGGGTGCAAGGGATGAAGCAGCAAAAGCACTAACGGAATTGCGCAAAAACGCAAGACCAATAGGTTATTAAAACGCAGTAAATAGGGGATATTTACTTTAATGGAGAATTATTATGCCAATAGGTGGCGGAATAGTTCCAGCGTCAGGATCATCGCAATATAACGAACTTACTTATGTAACTCGCCGCGCGTTTATCCCCAAGCTGGTCGTACAGCTTTACAACAGCACACCCTTAATGGCTGCTTTGATTGCAAACAGTCAACAGGCATCAGGTGGTGTATCCCAAGTAACCGTACCCGTACAAGGTGCGCAGTTTGTTAACGCCCAATGGTCTGACTATTCTGGTTCTTTTAACCAGCCGTCAGTTCAGCAAGGTGCTTTCAATGCTGAATTTAACCTTAAGCTGATGATTTCTCCTGTACCGTTCCTTGGTATGGAAGGTGCAGTTCAGCAAGATTACGCTATCATCCCATTGATTGAAGCTCGTATGAATGACGCGACCAATGTGATGATGGACGCAATGGCAACCGCTTTGTACAACAACTACACTAACACTCAACAGTTCATTGGACTGCCTGGTGCTATTGATGATGGTACAAACATGACTACCTACGGAAACATTAACCGTAGCACCTATACATGGTGGAAGTCTAAGGTTTACAACGCTGGTTCAGTTAATCCAACTCGTCAGAACATTCTTCAGTACATTTCTGGAACTGTGAAAAACGGTGCAGAAGTTCCTACTTTTGGTGTTTGCGGTTTTGGAACTTGGACTCTTTTAGCTCAAGACTATGTTGGTCAAGAGCAATATGTTATTACCCCAGGACATGGCTTTGATAGCGACTCCAATGGCCCACAAGCAGCTTTCCGTGCTTTGATGGTTGCTGGTGTTCCCGTTTATCCAGACCCATACTGTCCAGAAGGCACTGTTTACTTCATTAACAGCAATTACTTAAGCCTGTATATTCATGATCAGGGTTCTTTTGTATTTACTGGTTTTGAATCGACACTTCCAAACTGGCAGATCGGTTATGTTGGCGCAGTTTTGATGATCGCTGAATTAGTGAGCACCAAACCTAAGTCAATGACCCGTGTCTCTGGCTATAACTCAATTTCACTATAAGGAGATATAGTCATGGCACTCGGTTTAAATAAAATCCTCATTGCTGGTACATACGAAAATACGCCTGGTTCGTATTTTCAAGCGCAAGCAAATATCGCTGCAACCACCGCTGGTAATGTCGTACCTGCTGGAACTTATCTAGTAGTTAGTACATCCAATGTGGTCATTCAAACTGTTACAAATTACAACACCACCTCTAATGTGGCTACATGGTCAAATGTGTATCCTGTTAACTCTGGCGGTATGGTTATTTCTGACGGTACGAATGTACAGTTATTGGCTACTACTAACGCTACAGTGCAATTAGTGACTGTAAATGGTGGTTCTCCTGTATCTGGCACTTTTAACAGTTAAGGGGCAATAAATGGCTAATCCTGATTCAGTATCACAGTNTTACCTTGATTCATTCGGGAATGGTCGTATTGCTGTTAAGCAAGCTACAGCATTTAACACGACAGGGAACGCTACCGTTACTGGTATCACCCTGCCGTTGTTAGGTGGTGGCTTAACTAATGCTAATGCAACCGTTGGATCTGGTGGCGTTATTGTTCGTAGAATTACTGTAAATAATCCAATTGGGAATATCTCAAATGTGGTTATTTCTGTAACTACTAGCTCTGACGGCAACATTTCTAACGCTGTAGTAGCAAATACAACGCTAACCAATTTGACAGGCGCTGGTATTTACCAAGACCTTACAATTGCTAGTCCGTATAACAGCAGTTCTGCTATTACTGGTTTTACAACCCAAGCTCTGTATGTCAATGTGAACACTGGTAGCGGTAATGTCGCTAACACTGCAACCAT